ATAGAAAAACTATCTCAAGCAACAGGTCAAAATTTCTTTGCCTCAACAGATCCCGATAATCTTCCTAAAGATCAAGATGAGTTAGATCTATACATGCAACTAAATTATAAGCAGAGCATTGAGATATCTGAAGAAGAAGTTATAAATAATGTTCTTGATTCAAATAAATTTGACGAAACTAAAAAAAGATTAGCTTATGATTTAACCGTGTTAGGTATATCAGCAGTTAAGACTAGTTTTAATTTGGCTGAAGGAATTACTATAGACTACGTAAATCCAGCTAATCTAGTTTATTCAGCTACAGATGATCCTAATTTTGAAGACATATATTATGTTGGTGAGATAAAAAGCATAACTCTTCCAGAAATAAAAAAATTGTTTCCAGCTTTAACAGACGAAGAGTTAGAAAGAATACAAAAATATCCAGGACGTCAGAATTACGCTCAAAGCGATTGGCAGGTTAATAGCGACGTTAATCAACATCAAGTATTGTTCTTTGAATACAAGACATATCAAGATCAAGTATTCAAAATAAAACAAACAGAGCAAGGGCTAGAAAAAATCTTAGAAAAGCAAGATACTTTTAATCCACCGCCTAGTGATAACTTTGAAAGAGCTTCAAGATCTATAGAGGTTTTATATACAGGAGCAAAAATACTAGGTATGGGTGATAGTATACTTAAATGGGAATTGTCTGAAAACATGACACGACCTTACGGCGATACTACAAAGGTTAACATGAATTACGTTATATCTGCTCCTAGAATGTACCAAGGACGTATAGAGTCTATAGTAAGTAGAACAACTGGCTTTGCTGATATGATTCAATTGACGCATCTTAAACTACAGCAAGTGCTAGCTAGATTAGTTCCAGATGGAGTGTATGTAGACGTTGATGGTTTAGCTGAGGTTGATTTAGGTAACGGAACAAACTATAACGCAGCAGAAGCATTAAACATGTACTTCCAAACAGGTACAATAGTAGGTAGATCGCTCACTCAAGATGGTGAAATGAATAGAGGTAAAATACCTATTCAAGAACTTCAAAGTTCTTCAGGTATATCTAAGATACAAGCCATGATACAAACGTATCAATATTACTTACAAATGATACGCGATGTAACCGGGCTTAATGAAGCTAGAGATGGTAGCTCTCCAGATAAAAATGCGTTAGTTGGTTTGCAAAAACTAGCAGCAGCTAATTCTAATACAGCTACAAGACATATATTACAGTCTTTAATGTATCTAACTATACGTTCATGCGAAAATGTTAGTTTAAGAGTCAGTGATATGCTTCAGTTTCCTTTAACTAAAGCTTCTTTATTAAATAGTATAAATGCTTTTAATGTCGCTACTCTTCAAGAAATAGACTCTTTGTCTTTACATGACTTTGGAATATTTTTAGATTTAGAGCCAGATGAAGAAGATAAAGCTCAATTAGAAAAAAGTATACAAATAGCGCTACAAGCTGGAAGTATAAAACTAGCTGATGCTATAGATATAAGAAATATACAGAATATAAAGCTAGCTAATACATTACTTAAGTTTAGACAGGCTGAAAATGAAGCTGCTGAAAGAGCTGCTCAAATGGAAAACATTCAAGCACAAGCTCAAGCTAATAGTGAGTCTGCAGAAAAAGCAGCAGCTGCAGAGGTACAGAAGCAACAAGCATTAGCTCAAACAACAGTTCAAATAGAACAAGCTAAATCTCAATTTGAAATTGAACGAATGGAGCAAGAAGCTCAAATAAAAAGAGGTTTAATGGCTGAAGAGTTTTCGTATCAAATTAAATTAGCTGAAATGAGAGCAAAAGCAGACACTCAAAAAGAAGCACAAATAGAAGATCGAAAAGATCAAAGACTACAAATGCAAGGTACACAACAAAGTGAATTGATAGATCAAAGACAAAACGATTTATTACCTAAGAGTTTTGAATCAGCAGGTAATGATAATCTAGATGGATTTGGACTAGAGCAGTTTACGCCAAGATAGTGAATTATTAATTTTATTATATTATATTATGTCAGAACAAGTAAAACAAGAAGGTGAATTTAAAGTTAAGCATCACATGCCTAAATACAAAGACATGGATACTATTCCAGAAATTACCAAAGTAGATTTAACTAAAAAACCAACAGAAGATGCCATTCCAATCGGAGAAACAGAAACAATGGTTGATGATAAACAAACCGGAGATATACCTAAAGTGGAAGAACAAGTACAGCAGTCCGGCGAGATTACTAAAGTTGAAATCAAAAGTGAAGAAGTAGAATCACCTTTAGAATTAATAGAAGATGAAGACAATAGTTCTGAAGAGATCACAATGGTTGGAGGCACTGAAAACGCCACTACCTCACAGGAACAAAAAGAAGTACTACCGCAAGCTGAAACACAAGATGTTCCAGAAAATCTAGAAAAATTAGTTTCTTTCATGAAAGAGACAGGTGGTACTATAGATGACTATGCAAGATTAAACGCAGACTACAGCAATGTAGATGGAGAAGCATTACTAAAGGAATACTATAAACAAGCTAAACCGCATTTAGATTCAGAAGAAATTGACTTCGTAATTGAAGATAATTTTAATTTTGATGAGGATTTAGATGAAGCGCGAGACATCCGTAAAAAGAAACTCGCATATAAAGAAGAAGTTGCAAAAGCTAAAAGCTATTTGAGTTCGCTTAAAGATGAATACTATGCAGAGATCAAGTTGAGACCTGGAGTAAATCAAGAGCAGCAAAAAGCTACAGATTTTTTCAACCGATACAACGAAGAGCAAGAGCTCAGTAAAGCTAACCAAAACAAGTTCCACGGCCAAACAGACGAACTTCTTAACAGCAATTTCAAAGGTTTTGATTTTAAAGTTGGAGATAAAAAGTTTAGATATGGTATAAAGGATCCAGTTAAGGTTGGGGATAATCAAAAAGACATCTCTACATTCATTAAGACGTTCTTAAATGACAAGGGAGAAGTTGTTGATACAAAAGGTTATCACAAGGCTTTATACGCAGCGCGAAATGCTGACACTATAGCGCAGCACTTTTATGAACAAGGTAAAACTGACGCGATTAAAAGTCAACTAGCTAAATCTAAGAACATAAGCACAGAACCTCGCAAAACGCAAGATGGTAATGTATTTGTTAATGGATTAAAAGTAAAAGCAATTAGCGGTCTTGATTCTTCAAAGCTTAAGATTAAAACAAGAAAATTTAACAATTAAAATTAAACTATTATGGCTTTAAGTCCACAATTCGGTTCGATAGTACCATCGCAACAACAACAACTGTTAGCGACAAACTATTTAGCATTTAACACAGGCGGTGCTAACGCCAATGATTTCGCACAACAGTATCTACCTGAGATCTACGAACAAGAAGTAGAACGTTACGGAAATAGAACTCTTTCTGGATTCTTACGTATGGTTGGAGCTGAAATGCCAATGACATCAGATCAAGTTATTTGGTCAGAACAAAACAGACTACATATCTCTTATGATAATGTAGGTAATGCAGGCGCTAACGTACTTGTTATTCCTGTTCGTGTAGCTGCAGCTGGTCTTCCGGCTATTACTAACGTAGTATCTCCAGGGCAAACTATAGTTGCTATGGATGGAGCTGGTCAAGAATTAAAATGTATCGTTACAGCTAGTAGCTTAGCTGCTCCTGGAGCCGCTACTGCTGGTCAATTAACAGTTGCTCCTTATACTGCTGCAAACACAGCTGGTTTAGGTGCTATCGTTAAGATTTTTGTATACGGTTCTGAATTTAATAAAGGATCTCAAACAACTAATTCTGTAGCAGGTGGTGTTAATCCAGCTGTTGGAACTACTAACATCAGTATTGATCCTTCATTTACTCAGTTTTCTAATTCACCTATCATCATTCGTAATACTTATACTATCAATGGTTCTGACATGGCTCAGATCGGTTGGGTAGAAGTTGCTACTGAAGATGGTACTTCTGGATACTTATGGTATTTAAAAGCTGAATCTGAAACTCGCTTACGTTTTGAAGATTACTTAGAAATGAGTGTTATTGAAGGTGAGCTTGCAGCGGCAGGATCAGCAGCTTTAGCAGCCACGTTTAAAGGTACTCAAGGTTTATTTGCTGCTGTACAGTCTAGAGGTAATGTTGAAGTTGGATTTAGCGGCGCAAGCGGAATCGATGACTTTGATGAGATTTTGAAAAACTTAGATACTCAAGGAGCTATTGAAGAAAACATGTTGTTTTTACAACGTTCAACTTCACTAGAATTTGATAACATGCTAAGTGCTGTATCTCAAGGATCTCAAGGTGGTACTGCTTATGGATTATTTGAAAATTCTGAAGAAATGGCATTAAATCTTGGATTTAGTGGTTTCCGCAGAGGATCTTATGACTTCTATAAAACTGATTGGAAATACTTAAACGACGCTTCTACTCGTGGTGCGCAAACGGGACCATCTTCTATCGAAGGTATCTTAGTGCCAGCTGGAACTTCTACAGTATACGATCAAATTTTAGGAACTAACATCCGTAGACCATTCTTACACGTGCGATACAGAGCTTCTCAAACAGAAGATCGTCGTATGAAGTCTTGGTTAACTGGATCAGCAGGTGGTGCTTTCACAAGTACTCTTGATGCAATGGAAGTTAACTTCTTATCTGAAAGATGTTTAGTAGTGCAAGCTGCTAACAACTTTGTATTATTCAAAGGAGTGTAATTACTCTAGTAGATTTACCCTCGTTGAACTGACGAGGGTAACTTCTACTCTTATTAAATATCAAATTATATTATATTATGGCTAAAAAACAAACAATTCAAGATTCGTCTTGGGAAATAAAAGACAGAACTTATTTTTTAAAAGGACCTCATAATCCTTTAACATTAAAAATACCTTCAAAACATACAGCAAGGCATCCACTATTGTGGTATGACGCTGAAAAAAACGAACAAAGAGAAGTTAGATATGCAACTAATCAAAACTCTCCATTTAAAGACGAACAAGCTGGCGAAGCTACGCTTGGCCATATTAGATTTAAAGAAGGAAGTTTATTAGTTACTAAAGAAAATCAAGCACTTCAAAAAATATTATCTTTATATCACCCGCTTTTAAGTATACTATATACAGAGCAAGATATCCAAGAAGATGCTAAAGATGATTTATTTGAATTAGAGATGGAGCTAGAGGCTTTAAACGTTGCTAAAAACATTGACATTGATCAATGTGAAGCAATACTGCGTGTAGAGTTAGGATCTAAAGTGTCAGACATGAGTTCTAAGGAACTTAAAAGAGACTTATTCTTATTTGCTAAGTATAATCCTAAACTGTTCTTAGATCTAGCCAACGATGATAACGTTCAACTTAGAAATTTTGCCATTAGAGCAACTGAAGCAAATATTATAAAACTTGCCGACGATCAAAGAACGTTTACTTGGGCATCTAATGGACGTAAATTAATGACAATACCTTTTGATGAAAATCCATACTCAGCTATGGCATCTTTCTTCAAAACAGACGAAGGGATACAAGTATTCCAGTCTATAGAGAAAAAGTTCTCTTAACATGTAATATTATAAGGGAGGCGAAAGCCTCCTTTATTTTAATAATAATAAACAATGGCTATAAACGTAAACACAGTATATCAAACTGTTTTAATGATACTTAATAAAGAACAGCGAGGCTATATGACGCCACCTGAATTTAACAAAGTAGCAACACAAGTACAGTTAGAAATATTTGAAAAGTATTTTGATGATCTAAATCAGCAACTACGTGTGCCTCAGGCAGATACAGATTATGCAGATAGACAAGAAAATATTGACGAGAAAATAGCTATATTTAAAACACTTGGACCAGCAACTCTTGTAGCTAATACCAACTACTTTTCACTTCCAACGATAGATTCTTATGGCGATGAAGTTGTTTTTTATAGATTAGGCAACGTGCTTTATAACGAAGAAAAAGTTGTTCAAAGACTAGATAGACGTGAATTTTATTATGCTAATCAATCTAAGCTAACTAAGCCAAGCGTTGTAAATCCAGCTTATCTTTATGAAAATCAAAAGCTTTTTATAAAACCGTTAACTATAATAGATAAAATAAAAGTAGATTACGTGAGAAAACCTAAGGACGCAGTATGGGGTTTTGCTCCTGGATCACTAGGTCAATACGAATATCAAAACGTTCTTTCTACTGACATTGAATTGCATGTATCAGAGCAAACTGAAGTTATTTTAAAAATATTATTATATTCTGGTATCATAATAAGAGACCCTCAAATAATACAAACGGCAGCGGCTTTAGTTCAAGCCGAAGAAACAAATAAAAAAAGTTAAAAAATGGCTATACCTAATAATGGTTTAATAACAGAAACAAATGCGCAGTATTACGCTGGTTCTCAAACCTTTGCAGCGCCTATAATTAGTACTGAATTAGCAACTACATTTAACACTGACTTAACTTTTGGTAATTACAATCCTAATACAGACACATACAATTTAAATAATTTTAGATTATACGTTAGTCCTATTGGATTATCAAATCAATATCAAGAATATGTAAACGCATACACTGTCGAAAATAACGTTATAACTTTAGCAGCTATACCACCTCTTGGAACAGAATCTTTTGTAGTTCAATTACTAAGTCAATTTGGAGGTCAGTACGGCAATAGAGATGCTTTTGGAACTACAGTAGAAGATAACTACGGTGGTTATGCTTATACTTCGTTAGAAGATGTTATAACTAATTTTATGGTTGGCTATGTTGGTGCGGGTAAACTAATTCAAAGTGCTAAAACAACTGACGTAATATTTTTTGCTAAAAGAGGCTTACAAGAATTCAGCTATGATACTTTAAAGAGTATAAGATCTCAAGAACTTAATATACCTGCTAATTTAAGTGTTCCATTACCTCAAGATTACGTAAACTATGTTAATGTATCTTGGATTGACGGTCAAGGAATAAAGCATATTATATACCCCACAACGCTTACTAGCAACCCATATGAAGTACCTGCTCAAGACAACGAAGGTTTACCTATACAAGAAAGTGACAGTCAAAATTTACAATTTACCTCTCAAACTGAAACTAGATGGAATGCAAATAATCTAGATCAAATCAATGCTGCTCAAAGTAATTTGACAGGCATGCTACTGTCAGACGGCTTAGGATATGGTGGTATGTATGGAGATAACTATTTTGGACAAAGATACGGTTTACAACCTGAAACAGCTCAAGTAAACGGATGGTTCACTATAAATGAAAAAAGCGGCAAAATGTCTTTTTCTAGTGACTTAGCGCAAAAACTAATAATTTTAGAATATATTTCTGATGGCTTAGGTTAT